CAGCTTATTAAACTACCGGCGGGTGAGTTTGACTTCGTACCCGGGACTGCTTCGCCATCTCCTGGCGGTGGTGGTGGCGAACCTCCTGTAGAACCTGGATTATGTGGACTTCCCTATGAATTACCTTTTGAACTTGCATGTGAATAATGGCAGACAGGACCGAAACAGTAGTACTTGATTTCGAAGTTGACGAAAGTGATTCCGTAGAATCTATTCAGTCAATCACTAAAGCTAGTAAAGAGCTAAGGGAAGAGCGTTCTAAGCTTAATCTTCAGTCAGTTGAAGGCCAGAAGCGCGTCAAAGAAATCAACGCGGCGCTAGATTCTAACAATTCGAAGATAAAAGAGAATGTTTCAGCTTTAGAGAAACAAAGAATAAACGTAGGTAACTACAAGTCAGCTTTAGACGGCGTCCATCCTGCTTTGGGAAAGGTAGCTACAGGACTGGAGTCAGGGGTGAAAGGATTGAAGGCGATGACTATGCAGGCGCTGGCTTTCCTGGCTACACCTTTAGGGGCGGCACTTGCGGCGATTGTAGTTGTGTTTGGTCTTCTTAAAACTGCCCTATCTCAGAATGACGCCTTAATGGATAAGTTTGAGAACGTCACTAACGCGGTAGGTGTAGTTATTGAAGTTCTAGTTTCACGGGTAGGGAAGTTAGGTGAGGCGCTGATAAAACTAGCTACATTCGATGTGTCTGGGGCAGTGGATAGTCTATCTGAGGCTTTTGGTGGTTTGGCCGATGAGATAGAAAACGCTGTCAGACAACAACAAATATTTTTAGATGCTTCACGGGACCTAGAGGACGCTGAAAGACGGCTAAGGATTGAAACAGAAAAACAAGGTCTCCAAATAGCCAAACTTATAAAGGAATCTAAAAACAGGAACTTAACATTAGATGAGGCGTCTGCCAAATTAGAGGAGGCGGCAAAAAAGGAATCTGATTTACAAAGAGTCCGAGAGGATTTAGCCAGACGGGCGCTTGTTATAACGGCTAGCCAATTAAGGGCTGATAAAGAGTTTCAGCAACAGTCAAATGAGAATTTCGAACAGTATATTAATCGCCTTTTAGATAGTGAAAAACTACGCAAGGAAGAGAAAGACAAGCTAGCGGACGCTGTTATAAAATTAGATCAGGCAAGGAATTCAAGTCTAGTACTTCAGCAGAAGATTGAAAATGACTTAGCGGCTATCCAGGATAAAAGAACGGAGGCAATCAAGAAACAAAACGAGGCTTTAGAAGAACAGGAAAGATTAAGACAAGCCAACATTAGAGCAGCAAGGGAAGAAATACGAAGCTCAAAGGATGGCGTTGAAAGAGTAGATAAAGAAGATCCTCTTATAGGCGCTTTTGAAACTCAGTTAGAAATTACCGAAGACTTTAATGAGCGAATTAACGAGGCTAACAATGAAGCCTACCTAGAAGATGTAAGGAATAAGCGTAAAGCAGAAGAAACAAAGTTATTCCTTCAAGAAACGGCGCAAGGGCAAGCGCTTGAAACGACTGAGCATTTTCTTAGGGCAGGGATGGCTATTGCCAATCGTGAGTCAGCAGCTTTCAAAGCATTTGCTACAGCTCAAACATTAATATCAACTTTCCAGACTGGACAATTAGCATATAAGTCTGCATTCCTTCCTGTTGCTACAGTGGCATCACCGGCTCTTGGTGCTATAAATGCAGCCATTGCAGTAGCTCAAGGTTTGGCACAAGTGGCGGCTATTCACGGGATAGAATTTGCTGAAGGTGGCTACACCGGGGCGGGTGGAAAGTACGAATACGCTGGCAGGGTTCATAAGGGAGAAGTTGTTTGGAATCAGGAGGATGTCGCTAAAGTTGGCGGTCCAATGGCAGCCAATGCCATGCGCCCAACTTACGGACTAAGGCAGGGAGTTAATGGGTATAATTTCGACGGTGGGCTAGTGACTAATTCTATATCAACGCCAATCAATCAGCAATTAGAAATAGCAAATATTGTAAAGAACATGCCCGCTCCTGTAGTCGGGGTGAAGGAAGTTACCAAGATGCAAAACAGGGTTAGAGTAAAAGAACAAGCTTCTAAAAGATGAGCCTAGCCGATAAATATGGAATCCCAAAAGAAAAGATTCAAGCCCTTGTGAAGGATGGATGGATAAATTGCAACCTTACCCGTGATGAGCAAATAGTTTACGTCTACAACGAAGCTTTAAAGAACGGCAAGCCTAGAAAACAAGCCCTAACGGAAGCGGCGGATTTCGGCAAATTACAGGAACGCCAAGTCTATTACATAATCCACAAGTTCGAATAACGCAATCGCGGGTGCACACGTGATGTACTAATTCTCGCCAAATTCACGGCGATGGTGGGTCACATTTATATCTATGGTGAAGTAGGAAAACAGGTAACCTTAGACACGGTTCTAAAGGAAATCTCCCCCAAAAACGATAGTTATATAGTCCACATCCACTCCCCCGGCGGGGATGTATTCGAAGGATACGCAATCTATAATGCTATCAAGAATACAGGAAAAAACATTACAGTTCAGAGAGAAGGCGTTTGCGCTTCGATAGCCACCCTTATAGCTGCTGCGGGTTCAAAGATTATCATGAATGCTAAAAGTCAGTTCATGGTACATAACCCTAAAATTACTTCGGTCTCCGGAGACCACAAAGACCTACGCAACGTTGCCGCCCAGCTTGAGAGAATCAAGACGCAATTAATCGAATCATGGCTAGGAAGGACTTCACTTTCAGTAGAGCAACTCTCACAGATGTATGATAACGAAACCTGGCTGACGCCTGAACAGGCCAAAGACCTGGGATTCGTTGATGAGGTTCAGGAAGTTCTAAAGGCTGTCGCTTCAGCAGATTTTAAATACTATAAACACATGGAAGATAAAAAAACTATCCTCAACTCGATTCGGAAGTTGTTCAATCAACTTTTTGATGAGGAACCCAAAAACATGACCGACACTTTATCTGACGGTAAGGTAATCGTAATACAGGCAGAGGACGGCGACTGGACAGGAAAGAAAGTTACCCTTGAAGATGGTTCTCCACTTCCGGCAGGCGAACATACTTTAGCCAGTGGCAGGACTATCTCGGTAGATGATACCGGAACCATCACAGAAGTAAAAGAACCGGAAGCAAAAAAGGAAGAAGAACCCGAAAATACAGAAGACATGAAAGTCAAAGAAGAAAACGAACAACTAAAGGCAAGGATCAAAGAATTAGAATCCGCTTTAGAAGCTCAATCAAACACAGCAGCCAAAGCAGAAGCTAAGGCAAAGTCATTCGAAAACAAATTGAACATCGAGCTACCAACGCTGAAAGCTGAGATCGACAAGCTCAAAAATACCACCGTAGGCGATACTACCCCTCCGGCAAAAGCAACTAAACTTCCTTTCGAAGGTCAGCCACAGGGCAAAGATCCTTTAGCTGAATTTTTCAAAAACAGAGTAAGAGACGTAAGAAACACCGATTAATATGAAAGAGAATCAAATTGTAAATTCAATGTATACGCCAAACATAACGTATACATACCCAGGTAAATTGAACCTGGATTTAATTGAACCCATTGAAATCGGTGTTCCTGCGATATCCGATCTTATGCGGGTTGTTCAAGGCATTCGTTGTGGGGAGTACCTCCACTACATCGCAGCTTTAACTTCGGTACTTTCTAAGGGTACAGGGGATTGTAACCCTACCTACACACAGGCCGGTTCTATTACTGACCGCGTCCTTACTACGGGGAAATTCTATGTTAACCTGGAATGGTGCGAGGAGGAGTTTTCAGCGGTTTGTACCGCGTTAAGTGATTCTGACCTTATAGCTCCCGGAGTGGATGGTTATGAGCTAACGAACAAGCTGATGAACTTGATATTCAAACGGGTTACTGCTACAATGCAGTTAGACGTCATGAAGGCTTTATTCTTTGGTGATAATTCACTCGGAGCCGGTAATACTACAATTTATTCAGTTATTGACGGGGTGTTTACTCACTTCCTGGATTCAGAAGCTGCCTATTGCGTGCAACCAGTAGGGCCAGGCTTTGGTAATAATCACCTTACACTATTAACGGCAGATCAAGCACGCGATCAACTTCGCGCTTTGTGGGGTCAATCAAATGTAAGACTTAAACAACTTCCTACAGCCCAGAAAGTTTTCTGGGTTACGGGGTCTGTTTGGGAAAACTACTACGACTCACTTATAGCTAACTGCTGTACTGAGGGAAGCTGGAGACTATCCCAGGATGGATCTACGGAACTGTTCTACAGAGGTATAAAACTCCTTCCTCTTTGGTTTGCTGACGATAGCCTGCAGAATGATTCTACTAACCCGTTCTACGATGAAATGAGACATTTCATTGTGTATACAGCGAAGGATAACCACATCTTCGGTGTAGAACGCGCCAGCGATTTGAACAACCTTACAAGCTGTTTCGATTGTCGGACAAACTCGAACCTGATAAAGGCAAAAATGCGCTTCGGTTATAATTTCGCGCAATGTGATTTGATTTCATGGGCAAGATAATTAAACCCAAGATATCATGGCACTATGCGGCATAACCCAAGGGTTTAATTTTGATTGCTTATCCTTAAAACGAGTTTCAGGGGTAAGACGACTGTGGGCGTTTAACATTGACGACCTTACAACGGGTATAGATCCCAACGGCACAGGGTACGTATCTGGGCTAGAATTTAATGGATACGACGGACTATATGAGTTCGAGTCCAGAAAATTCAGCCATCAGTTTACGCACAATCTTGTAGTAGCTGAAAGCGGGGCGGCTAGCTGGACACAAACGGGAGTAATCAGAGTTTTCGTTGACACTCCTGAAGAGGTTGCGGCTTTGTCTGACCTGTCAGTTTCTAACGTGGGATTTATCGTTCTAACAAATAATTCTGAGTTCAGGATCTACGGCGCCGAGAACGGTATGACGGCTGGTGACGGAACCACAGGAACCACGGGACGACTACAAGGTGAGGACACTACCGATCAAGTTACGATGATAGGAAGTGAGAAGCTACCGTATAGAATCCTATTGAAGACTGACTATAACACAACTTTGGCACTTGTTGAGGCGCTAGAATTTTAGTGTGTGGTTGTAAATAATTAAGAGGCTAGCAGAAATGTTAGCCTTTTTTCATTGTATTATTTAAGGAAAAATTTAAATTGCGGTATGAGTGAAACGATTTGGAAGGTTGATGTTTCAGATGAATTTTTAGAGTTTACAGAAGTACCCAGGCCGGAAGACTTTGAATCGATAGCTGTTGAGCATGATTATGATGAGTTTGGCGGGACTTACTGCGGGAATCGAGGCTTTGGAGACAAGTATTTTAAACTTCACAGAAAACTAAAAGCATCAAATTTTTATTCCGGTTACTGTGGAAGTATTACCAGTTTTAAAGATGAATGGGGTAATTTCAGTTTAAGAAGATGGCGGGAGGCGTTTGGTTTTGCTTATGCGTGGAGTCCAAGCACATTTTACGATTATAAAGGGCAGCTTTATACAAAAGGCTGTAATTTCCTATGACAAAGGCTGAAATTTTAGCAGGATTGAAGGCTAAAAACATTTTAGAGGTATCAGGTAATAAAGATCCTCTGTGGGCCGAGGCTTTCAAACTATACTATGCTGAAACCAGACAGAGATTGAGTCCTAGCTGCGGATCTTGTTACAATCGTCTTAGGTCATGGCTGAAGGCATGACAGAACTATATCAGCTATTCTATAAAGATGAACAGAAAGAAAAGCTACTACCTTGTGCAATTCCTTATAAGACAGAGGGACTTACCATTTTCTTCGAGAATGATTGGATTAGTAAGTTGGTTTCTGAGTCCAATGCTGAGAAAGTAGGCGTTACATCGTGGAAATTACGCGATAAAATGAGGGCTAGGGTTGGTTTGCGTGTACCGTTGTCGTTGGAAGTGCTAAATTCTGATTATGAAGTCCTTAGTTTGACTAAAAACAGTAAAAAACACACCATGTTAGCGCATTTGTACCACTGGCACCCATCAAGTAAGCAAGCTATGGAGCTTTTGTGGCAAAAATTAGGGTTTAAGCTGTGTGGAGAGGTTAAAAATCCTATTTATCAGAACCATTACGTCGCTAAAAGGGAAATTTACTCGGATTACGTCACTAATTTCCTAAATCCAGCTATGGAGTTGATAAAAACAGATGAAGAACTGAATAAGTTGATGATGAGCGAATCAAATTACGGAAAACTGAACCGGGAAGCGGATATACGTAGCGTTAAGGCAAAATTAGGCATTAATTGGTATCCGTTGTGCCCATTTATACTAGAGCGCTGTCCATCTGCATATTTCGATCTTAAAGGATACAAAATAACTTATCTATGAATGATTTTATACCGGTTCCTGGATTTGAACAATACCTTCTTTCAAAAGATGGGATTTTCTTAAATAGACGCAACAGAAAAAGGCTGAAATTCTCAGATGAGAGAAGCGGGCAATACCCAAAAGTTAAATTCAATAACAAACGGTATAACGCGCATAGATTTTTAGCAATTGCCTTTATACCAAACCCTGATAACAAGCCTTTTGTAAATCATAAAGATGGAGACAAATTTAATTGCACAGTCGGTAACCTTGAATGGAGTACTCATGATGAAAACATGAAACATGCCCAGAGAACTGGGTTATTGATAAAAGGCACTCAAGTACACACTAATGTCTTAGATGAAGTTCAGGTTATTACTATAATCCGGTGTTTGAGTGATGGTATTAGAAATAAAGACCTAGCAACATATTTTAAAGTGAATAGTTCTACCGTTGGCCTGATAAAGATAGGCAGAAACTGGAAACACATACCAAGAATTGCTGCATGATCTCAATTATCCATCCATCACGCGGAAGGCCCGAAAAATCTTCTGATACTATAGCTGAATGGCTCGTAGAAGTCACTAGAGCTAAAATTCAATTAATTGTAAGCCTTGACGAAGATGATCCTACCATCAATGGTTATAGAAATGAATACTTAAACCATCAAATATTAATTAGTAAGAACAGGTCAGCCGTTGATGCAATTAATAATGCGGTAAAAGTAGCAACAGGTGATATTCTCGTAGTGGTTTCAGATGATACGGCATGTTTACCAGCATGGGATTATCTATTACTCAAAGAAGTCGAAGGTAAAAATGATTGGATACTAAAAACTCAGGACGGCATACAACCGTGGATCATAACAGCGCCTATCATGGATCGCGCCTACTATAATCGTTTTGGTTACATCTATCATCCAGACTTTGAGCATATGTTCTGCGATACCTACATGACGGCGGTAGCTGACATTACAGGGAGAAAGATAACATCCAATCTAGAGTTTAAACACCTGAACAATACCATAAACGACGATTTGAGAAACAGGACTAACGGAACATGGAAACAAGGTGAAGAGACATTTATACGGTTAATGAAAGAGTTTACGTCAGAGGAACGGAATAGAATTAAGGATCAGTCAATGAAGAATTGGCTACGGAATCACGGTGTAAGATGAAATTCCTAATCCTCATATGTTCACTTCCTGAACGGGCCAACAAGCTACGTAAATTGACACAAGAACTTGATAAGCAAAAGGAAAAGTATCATGGACTTGTGAACTATAAAATCAATGACGCCGGGCCGACGATGACAACAGGAACTAAAAGAAATATTTTAATAGAACAAAATCACTGCGAATATTTTAGTTTTATCGATGACGATGATCATGTATCTGATAGGTATGTTGACTTAATAATGAACGCTTTAGAATCAAGTCCTGATGTAGTGACGTTCAACGGGTGGTATACTGAATTTGGAAGAAACAGAAGGAACTTCACGATAAGATTAGGATCTAAATACTACGAGGACTCGAAAGATCCTGACTTTTATTATCACAGGTTTCCAAATCATTTGTCAGTCTTTAAGAGAGAGTTAGTTCAAAAGGTAAAATTCCCTGACTTGTGGCAAAGAGAAGATTACCTATGGGCAGAACAAATTCACCTCAGAAAGTTGCTGAAGACTGAAGTACATATTCCTGAAATGCTGTATTGGTATGATTGCAATCCAAAAACCACGGTTAGGTATAGGAGGGAAAGAGCGAAATGAATAGAGGAATAATACTTTCAATTTTGATTCCTTCAATTCCTGCCAGATTTGATAAGTTAAATTATTTATTGAGTGCTATCAATACACAAAAATCAAATCTTGAACGCGATCATCCATCGCTTAGGGGAGTAGAAATAATTTATGATGACGGCGAAAGGTTTTTAGATGGTGGTTTGTCAATAGGTAAGAAACGCGAGTCCTTAGTAAATAGAGCTACAGGGAAATACTTATGTTTCTGTGATGACGATGAAAGTATAGCGCCTAATTACCTGGAGACTTTAGTAAGACTTTGCCAACTGGATAGAGACGTTTGCACTTTCAAAGTGATATATAAGGATGACAACTACTGGAGCGTTATCGATATGAGTATTTATTACAAAGATCATGAGGCTACGCCTGAGCGAGAAGTTATGAGAAACGTATGGCAAGTTTGCCCTATTAGATCAACTATAGCTAAGAAACATTCTTTCGAAGATATTAACTATGATGAAGACACAAGATGGTTAGAGAAGGTAAGAAAAGATCTTAAAAGTGAGGCTAAGACTAACGCAGTACTTTTACAATACAATCACTCTAAGGAACACTCAGAGGCGGATAAAATAGCAAGGCATGGATGATTTCTCAAAAGCATATTTTCAGGGAGTATGGGGCGAAGGCTACTATGAACACTTTAGTTACGGCGTCGGTATTGATAAAGTGTTTGAAGTTTGTGTTTCTCCATTTCTTAAAGGAACGGTTTTAGAGATAGGATCAGGTGGAGGAGTATTCACAGAAATGATACAAGGCAAGGCAGATTTGATCGCTATAGATGTTATAAAGATGCCTGAAAGATTTAGTGAGTTTGAGAATTTCACCTACTACGAATTATCTGACAAAAGTTTTATCTGTGAGCCAATTGAAAGCGAATCAATAGATTTCTGTTTTTCTTATAATGTCTTCTGCCATTTTTCAAACGAGGCAATAAGAGAATATTTGAAATCGGTACACAGAGTTCTGAAGCCTGGCGGTGACTTTGTTTTTATGCTCGCAAAGTTTGAACGTACTAAAAAGCATGTGGATTATCCAGAAAGATATACACTTGGCGACTTGTTACCTATGGGCCATTTCTATCAGGACTTAAGGACACTTGATTTAGTAGTCGGTGACGGGTGGGAGATAGTCAACAGGGACATGATACCGGAACATAGGGATATTTTAATACACTTAAAGAAGAAATATGTATAGCCAATCATTGGAAGAAAAGTACATCCTTGAATACTTCGGCGACTACGTTGGAACCTTTTTAGATATAGGTTGCAATGACTGCCTAACATTCTCAAATACCAGGGCTTTAGCTTTGAATGGATGGAAAGGATGTTTCATTGATCCTAGTCCTAAAGCGATGGTAAGATGTAAAACTTTATACAATGGTCACAAGGGTTATTACTTTTATGAGGTGGCTATTAGTAGTCACAATGGCAAGGGTATATTACAGGAGTCAGGCCCGCTTTGCTCTGCTGCGGACGTGGGTCTAGTTTCTACTTTTCATCATACGGAAATGGAAAGATTTAAACGCACAGTAAAGTATGAACCAATAGAGGTTAAAACTTTCAAATGGAAAACCTTTTCTAATAGGCTAAAGAGTACTAAGATTAATTCTTTTGATTTCATTTCACTTGACATTGAATCGGACGAATTAAACGTTTTACCGGATATGGACTTGAGTAAAACAAGGGCGGTATGTATCGAATGGAATAGCAAACCAGAACTGAAAGCAGAATATGACAAGTACCTGGAAGGATTCAAAGTAATTTACACGTCAGGTGAAAACTTGCTTTACGGAAGATGATAGTAGTAAACTTTTCTACAAGGGAATACAAGCGCGGCCAGCAAAGGTTATCCGGATCTTTGAACGGCTATAAACAATTAATGCTAAACGACTACGTTTCAATAGGTTCACCCACACACGCGGAAAGTCCTTATGAATTTAAAGTTTGGGCAATTGAGGCTGCGTTAAATCACGACGATATAGTTTTATGGTGTGATTCTAGTTTGTGGAGAGTTGGAGATATTTCAATAATAGAAAACATCATTAAAACTGATGGATACTTTCTTACTGAAGCTGGTCATTTTGTAGGTCGTTGGGTTAATGAGTTTCAGAAAAATTACTTTAAATTGACCGATCAAGAATTGCATCAAGGCACTGGAGGAATGATAATGTTTAGTGCCGGCTTCATTGGTTTGGATAAGAAATCACCTATTGCTATGGAATTTTTAAAGCAATGGAAACAGGCTGCAATGGATGGTGCTTTTAAAGGTGATTGGGCTACTACTCGGCACGATCAATCTGTAGGTTCTATAATAGCCCAGAGGCTTAAAATGAAGTATCAAAGAGGCGGACAATTTATGAGTTACATAGGTCCCGGCTATTCAACTCCAGAGCAATGTTCAATTTTTTATCTGCAAGGAATATGAAAATTATCAATTGGTCATCTAAAAAATTTGGGTCATTGGAAATTTTAGTTGATGATGAGGATTATGAAAAAATTAAACGATACCCTTGGGGTGTATTGACTTGTAAAAACAGTGATGTTAAATATGTAAAATCTAGGAATATAGATCCTGATAATATGCGTAAATATTATTCATTACATCGATTTGTTTTAGGTTTAGAAGATCCAAAAATATTTGTAGATCATAAAGACGGAAACGGTCTAAACAATCAGAAATCAAATTTGAGAGTTTCCACAATACGACAAAATTGCAGTAATAGAGGCAAGCAAAAGAATAATAAATCAGTATTTAAAGGGGTAACTATTCTAATGGGTTGCCATGGGAGAGTATATAAAAAACCATCTTACAAAGTTAATTTCGCTATTAGAGATGGAAATAAAAGGAAGTACATTTTCAGTGGGCAATTCAAAACTCCACAGGAGGCGGCAATAAAATACAATGAGTTAGCCCGCATATATCACGGGGAATTTGCTTACCAAAATCCAGTTTGAGAAATGGATGATTATAAAAACTATTCTGATTTCATAGATCATTTCCATGATGCTACTAAAGGTACGATGTGCTATATAAACTGGGTAGATAACTGGTTATGGAGTAAAGGCTATAGGATCAACTTCGCCGGTGGGGTAATTCCTGAAAGGCACTGGCACAAAGAGGAGTTTAAAAACGTCGTAGTAAGGAATACGGAAGTTAATATGTCTTTGTACCTGCCAACTACAGAAGCGCAGTTAGTTGATTGGCTTTATAACGGAAAATATTGGAGATGATAGATTTAATTTTACACTTGTTTTTAGCTTCATTCTGGATCTTTGGGGTTCGTACTTTATTTAGTCATCCTCACTTACTTTATCCTGTTTACGAATGGGCTGAAAAGAACGTCAATGAGTACATATTAAAACCTACTATTGATTGCGCCATGTGCATGGCTTCAGTACATGGGGCGGCGTGGTTCTTCCTATTCTTATATCCGTTGTTTGATTGGTATGTAGTATTTTTATTTATGATATGTCTTTGCGGATTGAATTCAGTCATTGACAGTGCTATAAATTAAAAGCCCATCGGCAACCATTCCGACAGGCTTTAATGCTTTTTTCAGCTACGGCTTACAGGTTGAACCGCACAGTGTAAAAA